CAGGTCTCTTATGACTCCGTCTTCCTTATTTCTGGAATCCAATTCTTCCCAAGGCTAGGCCAATACTCACTTCCTTGTGGTGAGGGTCAAGCGTGTGTCACATAGTCAGATGACGGTACGTTAGACGTATCTATGAGTGTTAGGGGTTCGGGGAAGCATTACGAGCACAAAGTGAACTGTTTCGACGGCATGACTGACTGCTCCGTCGAGCTGGGATGGTTTAGGTTTTTCACCGCCCAACACGACACATCAAAATCTTTCGTCCGCGCTAAAGTTCCTGTTGGCGTCCACGTCTACCCCAAGATGTGTAATGTTCACGCACAGTCGACTTGGATGCGCAAGTTCTTCATGACGATGAACACATCAGTGGCTTTGGTCAAGCAGCAGTAACTCATGTGGCCCAACGAGTGTCACAAGTTGCAGATACGTATCCAGCTCCCTAAATTTAGCGGAATTAAGAGGTGGATGTCTGGTGACACGTATACTAACTAGGTTCAGCAACACCTATAGCTAACATATCCCCTGTTTTACGACGAGAGCCAAAACAAGGCACACACAGCAACTTTCGTGTCCACGGTTTGTTTTTGGTTTGAACAGAAGTGGGTCGACAACGTGACAGTCCCAGTCTGGCAAGACACTCGCACACAGGCGGACTTTGCACCGTACGGCACGAATAGATATGTGGATGGTGTCAAAGAAGTTGTCTAGACGTACAGGAACGACATATTCAATAGGACCCTCTCCGAAACTTATCAGTAGAGTGACATGGATGTCAAGAATACCAAACTCTAGAAGATCAAAGGCACTGGTCAATCCAAGCTTGTCAGATATTTCTTCAACAAGAGCAACCCGGGCTTTGTCGAACTACCCGATCACTACCTGACTCCTACTAGTCAATAGTACTACACTGCTAACCTCTATAACATGTAAGAGTACTATTCCAAGAACTCTCAACTCGCCATCCGCCGTTCAGACCATACACTAGTGGATGCTAACCACTAAGCACACGTATCCTTGTCAGGTTTCCACACGTAGCAGCAGAGCTACGAATACAACAATAAGACCTTGTGTAACTTGACTTACGGTTTGTTTTAGAGGCTACTCAAACCCACCTTGGTTCCTGACCAGAACTACCTAGACGTCTTCGATCGACTGGCGGTCAGGTTCTTTGAATAACTCTCAGTCAAGATTATGTAGGATGATGACCTCTCCACCTACGCAAAGTAATTTGACCCCACTTAATGGCTTCTTACGCGCGATTATTCAGAAGCGAAGAAGCGTGACTACTACTGGACGATGGTAGGTGAAATCAACTCATGCAAGGTGAGAAAAGGTTGCTACGAAGCAGTTAGCAAGGGTGGTGAGGTGTATTATGTCGATTTCCTCCCCGAAGATTAGGACATGCCTGGGGACGACAGACCTAGGAACATTTGCCCCGGTTCTTCGAACAAACATGGAGCAGCGACTTATCTCCAGAACATTGCACACGAAGCATTGAGGAAGAACATGCCTGGTTACATCCAAGCCTACACGAAGGATGGTCTCAGAGACTTTCTGTTGAACAATGTGAATGATAAGCACATTTGCCATTCCATGGATGGATCAGCCTTCGAGTCGACTCAGCACATCTCGCTGATGAAGATTGTTGACGACCGCCTATACCACATGTTAGCTCAGTTGTTCCACCGAGATCTCCCTTAGAATAGCTTCTTCACGCGCAACTGCGCTGACATAGAAGGGTTCATCGAATCTTGGTTACTTGATGCCCAAGACCACGTCAACGTGCTCTTTGTTTGTTTGCCAGGAGTTAACAATACGCCGTGGGACGAGAAGACACTCGCGTGTTTTCACAACAACTACCCGGGTAAACGACATATGTCTAAGCCTTGGTTGGATTACCTCTACCTCGAAGTCCAGGGATGTACGTGCAGCGGTGATCCCTACACCACGCTTCGCAACACGGTTGCGAGTATGCTGTACGGATATATGTATCTACACATGTCTGGCGTCACCACTCCGTGGGCCGACGAATCGTGTAGCCTCATAGCGGCAGGAGACGATCTTGTCATCTGGAGTGACAAGGACATAACTCCGTTTATTAGGGAATGTACGTCACAAACCAAAGACGGTGTCACCGGTATCGGGCAGTGTATCAAAGAGATTAAGACGTCTGTGTTTGATGATTTTATGTTCTGTTCCAAGTGGACTTTGCCCGACCTTCACATGGTTAGAGACGTGACCAAGATGTTGAACACGAAATAGTTTTACACAGGCACCAATCGGCTACTTCATATGTACCCGTACTACCATGCGCAAGCAATTTACGAAGGAGTAAAAAGCGAGAAGATAAGTCCTCTAGTGGAGGCTGTGTGTGAGGCTAGAGTTTACAACTGTTAGCTCCCCCCTGCCCACTTGAACCAGGAAGCAGTGTAAGTCTAGATAGATTTATAGAACAAGTACTGCTTCAAAACTTCTACGAAGGAATACCATCACCCGGGTCTGGTTGACCACCAAGCGAACCTATCTGTGGGCGACTTGTACAGGATCATCACGTGCAACCAGATTAACGGAGGGTATGATTGTTTAAAAAATAAACAATCATTCCATATTATCTATGAACAAATAGAATAAATAAAACAGATAGAAGAAGAACAATGTCAAGCGTACCAACAACGTGCGATCTAGGTAAGTAGTTAGAAGAGTAGTTTAACCAATTGTTATCCGCTCTGTACCTGCTGCTAAGAGCATTAACGTCCGCTCTGCGCCCTCGAGCAGCACCTACCGGGTGAAGCATCGAGAGCTCATGATCGCTAATGTCGTATCTAATTCACAGTTCTTAGCACAAATCAATCCGAGCACGTAATCGGTGTTTCCATGGCTGTCACAGATAGCAGGTGCTTACGAGAAGTACACCATTAATAGTTTAGGGTTCGAGTACGTCCCGTCTTGCTCCACGCTTGCAGACGGCATTCTCTACCTCGCCTTCGATCACGACCCTAGCGACGTGTTGGTGAACGACTTCTCACCCTAAACGCTCACGTAAATGTAGGGTACGTAGAGTGGTTCAATGTATTCGAGGCACACACTAACGCCTCGTTTTGCGAAGAAGCAATTCTTGACGGGTTCGCCGGTCGCCGGTGCATCCATTAACGACTACTGTCCCGGCGCAGTTTACGTCGTCGCTTCTCAATCCGAGAAAACTAACATGGGATAGGTCTATGTCAATTACGACATTACATTCCATATACCTCAACCTGGTAACATGTATGAGGTCGAATTGGCTAGTAACAGCTATGTTTCTGACTTGGTTACATAGCCCGCTAGTTCTCTCCGGTTAGGTGCAGTCGTTCCAAATCCTAACCTCGTTACATCCTCCGTCAATATCAACACATAACTCCTAACGTTCGTGCATAACTGGAAAGGTATTGTGGAGATAATCAATCAGTACTCCAACACGCCCACATACGAGTCATTACTCACCGGCGGAGTTGGTATCACTACGAAACTCCTGACCAATACATTTGACTCGAGTTTCAACACTATAGCTAGTTACCTGATAACGGCTGTGGTTGGTAGTGTGCTGACGATTCCCGCTTCCATCTATCCTTCTTCTTTGAGACAGAAATAGATCTTTACTATGACTCCATCCGCTTGATTGTGGTGAGTCAGGTGTTTGTCACATCTAAATAAAATGACAAGTTCTGACCACTTACGTCAGCAGAAGTCAACTGTACTAAAAGACAACGCCTTCATGGCCGCCCTAACAAGGGTTGGTTCGACTACCAAGCCAAAAGTCAAAAGCTGTAAGCAGCTCCTACATCAGGGTTAATAGATGGATGCCAGTAAACTGGTCGTTACACTACGAAATGTGTCGTGTGCACACACGCTTTAAATGTGCACTTGGAAAAATAGTTTTCTGAGTTTTTTCCTCAGGG